CTGTTGATCAGGCTTTTTCAGAATTCCTTGGTTAATTCCAAGAACCGCAGGGTAGGCACGGGTTACAGGTGCCTCAATTTTCATTAATGGGATGACGGTTGTACAATAACCAAAATATCCCCTAACTATGAGGAGAATAAAATGAAAAAAATTAAATTAAATCTGCCGCCAGGGCAGTCATTCTTAACAAACGGGAATGGAGTATATGACGTGTATGCAATACCGTCTTTGGAGCACGGATTGAACCAAATACCAAAAGGTATGAATCCTCGGGACTTGAACCCGGATTCTGAAAAAGTTAAAAATATTAAGGCCAGTTTATTGAAAAATGACGGTTCGTTTTTAACCAAGTGCGGCGGGATGCAAATTACTATAGACAACGGCTCTTTTGAATTTGATTCAGATAATAGTTGTATCACTTTCACTTGCGACTGGGGCCATAATCCACCCCGCCCGCTTTCAGAAGGCCGATCTGGTCATTACGATGGCCAACATAGTGGGTATGCGATAACTACGGGTCTTCAAGAAAATCCAAATGTTAATGAGATTGTTAAGCTGACTCTTGTGGAAAGGAGCGTGTTTCCAACCATTGCCGACCAGCGTGGAGCTGCTAAAGCTTGGAATAACAGAACCAATCAAAAACAGTCTAGCGAAGAAAATATGCTAGGGCTTTTTGATGATCTGAAAAGCAATATCAAATATACTGACATTAAAAATATTGGATGGAAGCAGTATCAGAAAAATGCCAAGGGCGAGAAAATAACTGCTGCGAATGAGGTGCAACAAGTCATCAGACTTTTATCTACCTTTTTCCCTCTAACTTATGAAACAGGTCTTGGTGTTCCTGATATCGCAAAGCTTCCCAAAGCTGGAGAGACAACAGCGATCAACATGTTAATAAACGACAAATATAAGCCGTATACTCTTCCCACACAAAAACATGTGGATTATGTTTTAGAGCTGTCTGATTATATTCAGAGCACTATGGAGAATATTTTGGGCAGTGATTTTAATGAATTCCCATTAATTAAACAATCTGGTGCCAGCCAGCTTCTTAAACAGCCAAGCAAAAGAAGTTTTTTTAGAACAAATTTATTCAATGGCCAGGAAGCCATCGGCGCCCTTAACAAAGACTATATTTTGATGTTCGTATACGCAGTTGTTAGCAACTGTTATGAATGGGATGAAAAGAGACAAGAATATGATCAAAAACACTCTATCGCGTCCGCAAAAGCAATCTGGTCTGAATACGGCAAAAGGCTGCTCGATGAAGTTAATAGAGATTTTATAGCGTCTTTTGCAAATTCGAGCAAATCGAGAAAGTCTGATTTTGTTAATCAACACACCAAGTGGAGCTTGCTCTCAAACTTAATTTTCAAAGGAATGAGGGATAACAAGTGGAAGAATAGAATCAATACTTCTCTTAAAGCAAAGGCAGCTTAAATGCCGCACCGCAGGGCAGGCACGGGTTTACAGGTGCCTCAACTCACAAATATAAGGAAAAAAACATGAGTTTAATTAAAGAGGGACACAATGTGAAGGTCCATTATAAAGGCACATTAAATGACGGGACAGAATTTGATAATTCTCACATAAGAGGAGTCCCCCTGGAATTTGAAGTGGGCTCTGGACAAGTCATTAAAGGTTTCGATACTGCAGTACATGGAATGGGACTTGGCGAGGTAAAGACTTTCACCTTGTCCCCCTCTGATGCTTACGGCGAGGTTAATCCAGACGCGATTCAGGAGACATCAAAAACGCTATTTCCAAGTGGATTTAACTTTGAGATCGGCAGCACTGTCCAAGGTCAGACATCCGCTGGCCAGCCTTTGGTTGCAAAAATTATTTCTGAGTCTGCAGACTCAGTTGTACTAGACCACAATCATCCACTGGCCGGCGAAGCATTGACTTTTGAAATTGAAATTATTGACTGCAATGAATAAGTCACAAAACACATGGAGGGAACATGGCAAGGAAAGCTAAAAAATTAGGAAAACTTAGCATGGATGACATGCGTAATTTAATTAATAGAAAGGCCGGCCTTGAGGTTGCTCATGACTTGAGAGAGGACAATCCAACTGAAGTCAAACAATGGATATCAACTGGCTCGACCTGGCTAGATAATATTATTTGCAGAGGCAAAAAGGCTGGGATCCCAGTAGGTAAAATTACAGAGATTGCCGGCCTCGAAGGCGCAGGTAAATCGTGGATGGCAGCAGAGGTAGCAGCGAATGCACAGAAGATGGGTATTGATGTTGTTTATTTCGATTCAGAATCCGCTATTGATCCAAGCCTGTTGTCTAAATTAGGTATTGACTTGGAAAGATTCCTTTATGTGCAAGCATCAAGCGTAGAATTTGTTTTAGAGACAATTGAAGAACTATTAGGTTCGAACGATAGTCAGATGTTGTTTATATGGGACTCGCTGGCACTAACTCCAGCAATAACAGATGTGGAGGGAGATTTCAATCCACAATCTTCAATGGCCGTTAAGGCTAGGATTCTTGCTAAGGGGATGTCTAAATTGACTGTTCCTATTGCCAACACACAATCGACGTTTCTAGTACTGAATCAGCTTAAAACAAATATCGCCTCAAATCCTGCACAAAGAATGGAGATTATGACAACACCATATGTCACTCCGGGCGGGAAAGCTATGCACTATGCGTATTCGCTGCGTATTTGGTTAACTGGCCGAAAAGCTAAATCTTCATTCATTATGGATGGCGATGACCGCGTAGGATACCAGGTACAAGTCAAGCTTGAAAAGTCTCGTTTTGGCACTTCTGGTCGCAAATGTCATTTTAAAATTATGTTCGCCGGCGACGTAGGCATCCGAAACGAAGAGAGTTGGTTAGAAGCTCTGATTGGTTCAGAGAACTTGACACAGGCCGGTGCTTGGTACACGTTGCATTTCGAAGACGGCACATCACAAAAATTTCAGTCAAAAAATTGGATTGAAAAATTAAAAAGTAGTGAACAGTTCCGTGAAAGGGTGCTAGAATTGATGCACGAAGAGATTGTTTTGAAATATGAAAGAAAGACAGAACAATCTTCTTCCACATAAGTCCCTCCGTGTTTAGCCCCCGATGTTTAATTTAAGCAAAGGGGGCTTTTTTAAACTAATTATTAAACACTATCTAGGAGAGAGTTATGTCTAAAAGAATTAAGAATTTGGTTGTGGAAGTAATATCGGACAAAGTTCAAGAAGCTGAGTGCGTTATTCACACATCAACAAGAGAAAATCTTACTGATGTCTTGACTTCAATACGAGCGATTGCGGGTGTAACAATTGTTAACCTGGTTGGCTCCTCAAAAAGAGTCTCTGATGAAAGAGACGCATCTTATTTGAAAATTAAATTTATTCCAAACGTGGCATCTTCGGATGCATATGTCAGAAATTTAGTTTCTTATGTAAGAAATCTACCAAGTGTTTTTACATTTGAAATTAAAAAAGTTGAAAATTTAAAGCAAAAATTAGCAAGAAGAAGACAGCAAAAAGATTTAATGAAAATTGAAACATAGAGGAAAATTTGAAAACTAAGAGATTATTGTTAATTGATCAATTGAATTTGTTTTTTAGATCATATATCGTTGACCCGTCGTTATCAACAAATGGGCAACCAATTGGTGGATTAAAAGGAGTGATCAAGTCTTTACAAAAGATCATCAGAGAATCAAAACCAGATCAGGTTATCATATGTTGGGATGGTCAAGGCGGCTCTGCCCGGCGAAAGATTATAAACAAGAACTACAAAGAAGGACGAAAGCCGCCGCGTCTCAACCGCGGCGCACGTGTCCTAACAGAAACTGAAGAAAAGACAAACAAAGTATGGCAGTTACAAAGACTAACAGAATATTTTAATGAAATGCCACTTGTTCAGTTTATGTTCAGCGGGGTTGAGGCTGATGATGTTATCGCTTATCTTGCAAGACACAAACATTATGAGGATTGGCAAAAAGTCATCGTCTCAAGCGACAAGGACTTTTTTCAGTTGTTGGACAAAAAAACAGTTCTCTATAGACCTGTACAAAAGCAAGTCTTAAATATGAATAATCTATTAGAGAAGCACAATATACATCCCAATAATTTCGCCCTGGCACGTGCCATGGTTGGAGACAAGAGCGATAATCTTGAAGGCGTGGGAAACATTGGCTTGGCAACAGCATATAAACGGTTTCCTTTTTTATCGGGCTCCAAGTCTGTTACACTAACTGAGATATTAGAGTATTCTAAAGAACAATTAAAAGAGCGGAAACTAAAAGCATATGAGAACGTTGTAAATAACGCTGTCGTCTTAAAGAGGAACTACAAAATGATGCAGCTCTACACTCCGATTTTAGATATTGTATCTAAGAAAAAGATTCACGAGACCATAAAAGAAGCAGAACTGAGTTTCAATAAGACAGAAGTAATCAAGATGATGACCCAGGATGGCTTTGGTGAGATAAACTTTAACGAATTGTTTGTACACTTTAACAAAATAGTGATTGACAATAAGACTCTTTGATCCTATATTACCTCTATACAATTAAAAGGGAAGAGATGAAAGAAGAACAGGCAAATTTTGCCAAATATGGTAAAAGTTTTCAAGAGATGCTTGCACAATTGATTGTCAATGATCGGCCATTCGCTGATCAGATTGAAGAAGTTCTTGATGTTAGCTTTTTTGAGTTAAAGTATCTTCGTATTTTTGTAAGTAAAATATTTGAATACAGGAATAGATATGGTGTTCATCCAACAGACAAAATAGTGGCTTCTGTCTTAAGGACGGAGTTAGACAATGAAAACCAGGCGGTTCAAAAACAAGTTAGAGATTATTTTGCTCGCACGCTTGTTCGAACAATCGAAGACGAAAAATACATTAAAGAGATAAGCTTAGATTTTTGTAAGAAGCAAAATTTAAAAAGAGCTATTTTAAAATCTGTTGAACTATTACAATCATCATCTTACGATGAGATTAAAGACGTTATCGACAATGCCTTAAAACTTGGTATTGATAATGACCATGGTCATGATTTTAAAAAGGATTTTGAAATAAGATACACGCCGCATGCTAGAAACCCTGTTTCCACTGGATGGAAAATCATCGATGGAATTACAAAGAATGGTCTAGGAAAGGGCGAACTGGGCGTGATCATAGCTCCAACAGGCGCCGGCAAATCTATGGTGCTAGCTCACCTTGGCGCCCAGGCCGTGAAGGTGGGAAAGAGCGTTGTGCACTACACATTGGAGTTGTCAGAGGCTGTCACAGGCCAAAGGTATGACAGCTGTGTGAGCGGTGTACGTTTATCAGACCTTATATCAATGAAGGATATGGTCTATGAAAAAATTAATGATATCGAAGGTTCTCTTTTGATAAAAGAATATCCAACTCGTTCTGCAACAGTCAATAATTTGCGCGCACATTTAGAAAAATTAAAAAAAAGAAATCAAAAAATCGATATGATTTTAGTAGATTACGCCGATTTGCTTAAACCCTCTACAAATTATAAAGAGAAAAGGACCGAGTTGGAGTCTATTTATGAAAGCCTAAGAGCTTTGGCGCAAGAGTTCAACTGTCCAATTTGGACAGCCTCACAAACTAATAGATCTGGGCTAAACGCAGAAGTTGTGACAATGGAATCAATCTCAGAGGCTTTCAGCAAGTGTTTCGTTGCTGATTTTATTCTTTCAATCTCAAGAACAATTAAAGATAAAAATGCTAACACGGGCAGAATGTTTATTGCAAAAAATAGAAATGGTCTTGATGGTTTGGTTTATCCAATATTTATGGAGCCGGCCACAGTCAAGATTAAGGTTTTTGAACAAGAGGAAGATGCAGTTGAATTATTGAGAGAGAAAACTCCTAAAGAGCAAGCTGATGCAATAAAAGAGAAGTATAAAAATTTTAGAAGACAAGCAAAAGGAGCATAATAATGGAAGAAGCATCAAAAATTTTATCAGAAATCGCTGTATACATGAAGTACGCTAGGTACTTGCCTAAAAAACAAAGAAGGGAAACATGGAAGGAACTTGTTACAAGAAATAAGAAAATGCACATAAAGAAATATCCTCACCTAAAAGAGGAGATTGAAGAAAATTATAAATTTGTGTATGATAAGAAGATCCTGCCTTCGATGCGGTCGATGCAGTTTGCTGGTAAACCCATTGAAGTTGCTCCTAACAGGATTTATAATTGTGCGTATCTTCCAGTCGATGATTGGAGATCTTTCAGCGAGGTGATGTTCCTTCTTTTGGGAGGCACCGGTGTGGGTTACTCCGTGCAAAAGCATCATGTTGAAAAGTTGCCGGAAATAAGAAAGCCGAATAAAAAACGCACTAGAAGATATCTTATTGGAGACTCGATCGAGGGATGGTCTGATTCTATTAAGGTGTTAGTGAGAAGCTATTTTGAGGGTATGTCAGACATTAGGTTTGATTTTTCAGATATCAGGCCCAAGGGAAGCATGCTGGTGACGTCCGGGGGTAAGGCCCCCGGACCACAACCTCTAAAAGAGTGCTTGGTTAAAGTTAAAGGAATTTTGGATGAAAAAGAGAATGGCGACAAGCTTACGACCATTGAAGTACATGATATTGTATGTCATATTGCGGATGCTGTACTTGCCGGTGGCATTCGTCGCGCTGCTCTTATTTCTCTTTTTAGTGCCGACGACGACGAGATGCTCGCTGCAAAGGCCGGAAGCTGGTGGGAAACAAATCCACAAAGAGGACGAGCGAATAACTCTGTAGTCTTAATGAGACATAGAATCACCAAGGATTTTTTCTTAAATATTTGGGAAAGAGTGAAAGAATCTGGTTCGGGCGAACCAGGATTTTATTTTACAAACGATAAAGATTGGGGAACAAACCCTTGTTGTGAAATTGCTTTGCGTCCATATCAGTTTTGTAATTTGACAGAGGTTAACGCTAATGATCTGGAAAACCAAGAAGAATTTGAGCGTCGAGTACAGGCCGCAGCATTTATTGGTACTTTGCAGGCCGGCTACACTGATTTTCATTATCTTCGCGATATTTGGCAAAGAACAACAGAAAAGGATGCTTTAGTTGGTGTTTCAATGACAGGAATTGCTTCCGGCCGCGTATTAGATCTAGATATGAGCACTGCGGCAAAAGTAGTAAAAAAAGAAAATGCTAGAGTGGCGTCAATGATTGGAATTAACTCTGCAGCTAGAACAACTACGGTAAAGCCCGCGGGCACAACCTCTCTAACTCTTGGTACTTCGAGTGGCATTCATGCGTGGCATAATGATTATTATATCCGCCGCCTTCGTGTCAGCAAGAATGAACCGATATACACATACCTTTCAATATACCATTCTGAGTTGGTGGAAGATGAGTTTTTCCGCCCACATGATACCGCGGTTATTTCGGTACCTCAGATGGCTCCCCCAGGCGCAATCACACGAGGTGCACCAGCTAGACAACTTTTAGAGAGGATCAAGAAGGTTAGCCAGGAGTGGGTAAAAAATGGACACAAAAGAGGGCAAAATACACATAACGTTTCTGCAACAGTTACGGTAAGAGAACACGAGTGGGAGAGTGTCGGTCAGTGGATGTGGGAGAATAGAAAGGCTTACAATGGGCTTTCTGTTTTGCCACATTCAGATCATACTTATAAACAAGCTCCTTTTGAAGATTGTACAAAAGAGGAATACGAGAGTATGGTTCAAAATCTTCAAAAGATTGACTTAACAAAAGTGGTAGAAATGGAGGATAATACAAATCTAGCTGGAGAATTAGCATGCTCTGGCGGTGCATGTGAGGTAAAGTAAAACAATATGAAGCCATTTAATAGATATATAACCATAAACCCGATCGAAGTAGAAGAGTCTGGACCTTCAATATTAGTACCAGATGACTTTAAAATTAAAAAAGCTTCCTTTATTAAAGCGGTCGTCGTTGACTATGCTGATGACGTTTCTATAGCTTTGAAAAGAGGGCAAACGATCGTCGTAAATTCTGCTATGACAGAGGAAATTTTACTTGACGGCAAAACACATCATTTAGTTCTAGAAAATTATGTTATGGGCCTGATTTAAAAAGGTTTTTTTAAATTGTTATGACTACTTACCTGTGTTAATTCGCATCAATAAAAATTTGGAGTTTAAAAAAATATGAATTCATTATTTACAATGTTGTTAGCTGTTCAATTTGCTAGTCCCGTGGTGGGTTTGAAGCAGGAGAGTGTAAGTTACTTTGAAGTAGCTGATCAGGCGATTTTTAATTGCCCGGCATACAAAAATAATTTAACAAAGGTAAAGCCATCAGTGGTTTTTGATTTAGTGGGGATCGAAAGAAAATTTAAAGTACCCTCAGATCTGCGCGGTATGCTCTTGGCACATGCATGTACTCATGGCTCCTTATCAGGCGATATTACAAATTTGCGGTATTGGAAATCCACTTCCCCATCCACAAAAGCAAAAACTATATTTGATATCACCGGAAGACAAAAATTAACAAGATTTAACAGGTTTCATTTTCAACGCACTGCTGATATTTGGATGCGCCGCGTCGTCGACAACCTAAATAAGGGTAAAAACAATAGATGTAAGAGAGATGACGAATCATGCAACTGGATTAAAGCATGGTTTAATAGTGCCAAGAAATATAAGAAAACTCCAAAGAAAGAAGTTAAGCTATTAAGAAACTGGCACAAAAACATCAAAAAAATCCGCCGTCTTAAAAAATATGCTGCGTGTGATTGTTGAACACCCCGGTGTATAAGTGGCACGAAGTTGTCATTGGAGGTAATTTGAATGCTCTTTTCTACGCACACAAGAAGGGTTATCACATCATCCCTAATATTATGGATATCCCTTATGCTTACGACCGGCCGCGCCTTGAAGATGATTTGGGGCTAAGGCTACCATCGTCACAGGCTGAGTGGTATTTTTTAGCATACAAAATGAATGAGCTTGGTAAAAATCCTTTTTCCGGAAGGGTAAAGCAAATAAAAATATATCCAGCTGAAAACAAGCTGCAAGTGAATATAGGCAAACCAACACTGTTTGAGGTTTATTATGACAAGCTTCGAGTTTTTGACACAGAAAACGTATACGGTCTCGATGAAAATGATGAGCAAATAGAGGGCTACCATGTATATGATTGGTATGATGTTAGGTCTGGCATGTTGCATGAATTATCCACGATAGAGGATAAACACAATAATTTTGTTAAAAAAATACGTTTTTATATATCAGAAAGAATTGATGGAAATCAAACTAAAAAAGACCTAGTGGCGGAGTCGTTTCTAACAGGAGAACAATTGGGCGCCCTGGAATATTCAGAATCTTTTTCAAGACTTAAATCAATTGATATGATGAAGAAGGCAGGAATAAGAGGCAAAAAGAATGGATCTGGCAATTATGTTTCGATTAAGTTAGAATTGTGGAAAAGAGAAATCAAAAAGAGAAAAACTATAAAAAGTTTCCAAAAAAATGATATAATTGTTGATGGCAGACCTTTAAAGGAAGTGGTAGATGAATTTTCATTTAGCGGGCTTAATACCTCTTGCCGGACCTGAGCTTGATTTTAAAATGCCTTGGCACGACTCAATGTTACCAATTGGCCCTGACTACTTAGCAGTTGAAAGAAGCGTTGTTGAATGCGCCAACGCCGGCTGCGAAACGATATGGCTCGTGTGTGACAACGATGTGCAACCATTAGTAAGGCATCGTTTGGGGGAATACGTGCAAGACCCTGTTTGGGTTACACGTCACTATTCTCCCAGAAAAGGTGATCACAAGAAGCCAATTCCTCTGTATTATGTACCTTTAAATATCAGAGATAGAAAGAAGAAAAATAGTCTGGCGTGGAGTATTTTGCACGGCGCCTACGTTGCAAATAAAATATCATCTAAAATGAGTTTCTGGCTTCGTCCAAATAAGTTTTATGTCTCATTCCCGTATGGGTATTACGGACCCACGCTCACACGCCAACATCGTGATTTGATATCTAATAATAAAAACTTTTTTATTTCACACAATGACAAAACAGTTATTGACGGAGAATATTTGGGGTTTACATTTGATAATGATGATTATAAAAATTTATTAGACAGCTTTAGAAAAGCATATGCCACTTCAGCACATAGACTTAATATGGATTTTCCTCTTGAAGATATATTTTATGTCTTGGACCGTAAAAACGCGAACGTTGTTGACTTTATGAATTATTGGAAATTGGATAGGTGGGAGAACTATTGTACGTATATGGCAGAACAAGGACACAGAACAAAAAGACCTTCGAAGCACATATTAAAATATCATGAATGGAATGATATTGGGGTGGACGAGACTAATTAGTTATGATGAAGATTGGTGAAATTTTAGATAAAAGAGAGGAAAAAATTCTCCTCGAACGACGCGGACAGCCGAATCAGCTTGAAATAGAAACCCACGCCTTGGCTATGGCAAAGAAGTATAATGTTCCTTTTGATATTATCATGCGCCACATGTGGATTGAAAGTCGGTATAAAGTTAGGGCCCGCAGCTCGAAAGACGCCTACGGCTTGATGCAGTTGATGCCGAAAACAGCCAAAGGTCTTGGCGTTGATCGATACGATTGGAAACAAAATATAGAAGGCGGAGCCAAATATTTGCGCAATTTATACCGTCGGGTTGACTCACGCGCCGCCAAGGCAACTGGTGCCAAAGGAGTTAAGAATAAGTGGGAGGCCGTCGCAGTCGCCTATTACTCTGGCGGTGGTGGTTTTAATAAGGTTGCCCGTGAAGCCGCAGCCGGCGGCTATGTTGATGAAAATGGTTTAATCGATTGGAAGAGATACAGCAGAGAAAAAAATAGATTTGTGGGAAGAGTTAGGTACGCTGATTATGTCCATGATTCTTCCCGCCGCACTTGGCGCCGGCGCTCACAGCGCCATCCATCTTACAAGGTCGCGGTCCCGAAAGAGCTTATAAGCAATATTGGATTAGAGAAGTTTGGACTCTCTCCCACCGGCCCAGATAGCAAAACTATTCCTAAGCCTACTGACCCGCCGCCCAGCCCAACCACGCCGCCAAAAGCGTCACCAACTGTCATATACATTGGTGATTCGACTACTGGTGGTATGTCTAGACACATGAAGAACACTTTTAAGAGAAATGGTATTAACGCACACGTGTTTCACGTAAACGGCGCCGGCGCCGCATTAATGCACACTATGATAACTGGGAGACACAATCGCTGGTCAAGTAAATATGACCGCGCTAAAAGGAACAAGGCCATGGCCATCGCTGCAAAAATCGCAAAACTTAGGGAGCAGGGACCTGTATCAATTCGAATCGCCACTTTGGGCGGCAATGACCGCTTTCGCGTCGGAAGTAAAAAAGGATTTAATGCCTACGTAGAAGATTATGTAAAGCCTCTCTTTGAGCTGGTTGATGAGGTCGGTGGCTCTGGTAGATCAAAAAAATACAAGAATGACTTAAAAAATAAGGCTGTAGATGATCGATACCGCGCTGCCGCAGAAGCCGCAGGCATACCATATTATTCTGCCCGCGGCCAAGCAGGAAAGCCACAAGCTTTTGGTAGCCCATGGGCTGCAGACGATAAGTTTCCGTGGAGAAAAAAACAGTCTTTAACTGATTACTACAGGCGCCAAGCCGAAGAGAGGATTAAGTTTAGTTCTCTCAAAAAAAATCTAGAGCTTCGAAGCACGCCGCCGAGTCCAGACGAGACACCCACCCCAGAGTCTCCCCGAGGCCGCTTCTTAAGAAGCCATAAATCCTTTTTAAAGAAAAATCCAAATTTTAATTTTGATAATTTTTATAAAGATGTGGAGACTCATCTTGGCAGTGTTGCTTACGCCATGCCAAAACACGGATCCGACTATATTTTTGGACCAGAACACATGAGAACATGGAAAGCTTTGCAAAAGAAAAAAGCTGAAATGCCGAAGCCAGAGGAAACACCAGAGCCAACACCAACCTCGTCCGAACCGATCCAAGGACCCATGACGAGGGAAAGGGAATCTGAACTTATTACTAAGATGCTAGATGATCCTCCCGAAGTCGCTCCATTGAAGCCCCTCACTACTAATTAAACAAAAGAAGGTAATATGAATATTGAAGACTTGATTGGCAACACGCCATTGGTTAAGATTACGGATAAGATTTATGCCAAACTTGAAACTTATAACCCATCTGGTTCGATAAAAGACCGTATGGCGTCCTATATTTTGAAGAAGGCAGAAGAAAATGGAGACCTCCGTCCAGGATATACAATCGTCGAGGCATCATCTGGTAATACCGGTATTGCGTTTTCAATGCTAGCAGCGAACAAGGGTTATGGATGTATTATTATCATGCCCAGGAATATGAGTGAGGAACGAAAGCAAATGATGAGGTCATTCGGCGCTCGTATAATTGAGGTAGGCGATAATGCTTTTAAAGACGCAATTAAAACAAGAGATGATTTAGTCAAGAATTTTGGCACATACTGGTCGCCTATGCAATTTAGTAATCATTATAACATTGAGTGCCATGACAAAACAACTGGCGCCGAGATTGATGATCAAATAACAGATTTGAATTTAGAAATTGCCGCTCTTGTCACTGGATCGGGGACCGGCGGCACCATAATGGGGTGTGCTAGACACTTGTCCAAGGTATGGAGAAACATGAAAACTGTTCTGGTTCGCCCGTATGAGTCGGCCGAGACGCACGGCATTCAAGGTATTAACGACGGCGCCGACTTTTTATGTGATATGCGTCTCGTCGATGAGATCATAGAGATTAAGACAATTGAAGCAAAAGAAAGAGCCCGTCTCCTGGCCAGAAAGAACGGACTTTTGGTAGGGATCAGCTCGGGTGCGAATATACTTGCAGCCGAAAAATGGGTCCAAGAGAACGAAACAAGAGGTGTTGTCGTGACATTTCTATGTGATCGCGGTGAAAGATATTTAAGTTGCGTATAGATTGTTGACTTTTGTTTATTTGTTTCTATAATATAACAAAACACAAAGAGGACCTTATGGAACGCATTAAATCATCTATTGCATTTGTGGGCTTGCATGCTCACAGTGTGGCCGGTTCACCTTTCGACGGGTTTGGATATCCGCAAGAACATATGGATTTTGCTTATCAAAACGGTGCACACGCCCTCGCGCTTACCGACCACGGTAACATGAATGGTATGTCTCATCAAATTTTGCATGCTAAGAAAATGAAGGAAGAAGGCAAAGACTTTAAGCCCATTTTCGGAGTCGAGGCATATTTCGTGCCTTCAGTCGAAGATTGGAAGAAAGCATACGAGAAAGCCAAAGAAGACAAAAAGACCGCTAGAGAGCTAGAGAGCGATCCAACAAAAACAGCGAACGAAGACGAGGGCGCATCCAAACGTAAAGTCGACAACATTATCCGTCGCCGACGTCACCTCATCTTAATCGCGCAAAACCAAACAGGTTTGAATAATATATTCAAGATGATTTCCACATCATTTCAGGGAGATAATTTCTATCGGTACCCTCGTGTTGACTACGATCTCCTAGACAAGCATAGCGAGGGAGTAATTGCAGCTTCAGCGTGTCTTGGAGGTGTATATGCGGGTAACTACTGGGATAACCGCGATGACGGTGAAGAGGCTGTTTTGCATGCCATGCGTGAAACCACAAAACGAATGAAGAGTATCTTTGGTAAACGATGGTACGGAGAATTACAGTGGAATAATGTACCAGAGCAGCACGAACTTAATAAATATGTGCTGCAAATGAAAGATGAGTTTGATATTGATGTTATCTCCACTGCTGACAGTCATTATCCATCTCCAACGGCTTGGAAAGACCGCGAACTATATAAGCGACTAGGTTTTCTTAATAGGCCAAACAAGCCAGAGTGGATGACGTCCGAGCTTCCAATTGACGTCGATGAGATTGGATACGAGCTTTATCCAAAGAACGGCGATCAGATGTGGGAGTCATACAAGAAGTATTCAAAAGAATGTGGTTACGAATATGACGACCAGGTTGTTTATGATTCACTCACAACGACTCATTGGATTGCTCATGAGCTTATCGAAGATTTCATGCCAGATGATACCGTTCGACTGCCTGGTTTTGTCGTGCCTGAAGACCAAACAGCAACTCAGGCGCTCGCTCGTGCATGTATCACCGGACTAACTGATCTTGGGTTGCATGAAAATAACGAGTATATTCAAAGGCTTAAGCATGAGCTTCATGTAATTGACGACAGAGGTTTCAGTAAATACTTTTTGACCATGAAGGCTATTGCAGATAAGGCAAATGAAAATATGCTGTCAGGTCCAGGCCGCGGCTCTGCTGCGGGGTCCTTGGTCGCATATGTTCTAGGTATTACACAGGTTGATCCGATCAAATACGGGCTTTTGTTTAGCCGCTTTTTGCGTGCAGATGCTACAGACTATCCTGATATCGATTATGATGTTAGTGATGCCTTTGGCTTAAAAGAAATTCTTGCCGAAGAGTGGGGAGAGACGACAGTTGTTCCGATCTCTAACTTCAACACGCTGCAGTTGCGTAGTCTAATCAAGGACATCAGTAAGTTTTACGAAGTACCTTTTACTGAGGTTAATCCTGTGACCTCCAAGATGATGCAAGAAGCAACGCCAAGAGCCAAACAGGTGCATGGTGTAAAAGCTGGAGTATATATCCCAACGTTTGAAGAAATCATGGAATACTCTGAATCATTGCAGAAGTTCCTTAATAAGTATCCCCATATCAAGACTCACGTTGAAGCTTTGTATGGACAGGTGCGTTCGACCAGTCGTCATGCTGGCGGAGTTGTGATTGGAGAGGATTTAGATAAACACATGCCCCTAATCAACTCAGGTGGTGTTGTGCAAACACCGTGGTCCGAAGGACAAAATGTCCGCCACCTAGAACCACTTGGGTTTATTAAGTTTGACTTGTTGGGGTTATCGACCTTAGAAATGATTCAAGGCGCAGTTGAGCATATTCTTAAACGACATCATAAGATTGAGAACCCTACGTTTGATCAAGTTAAGGATTGGTATGATAAGCATCTCCATCCAGATTCAATTAATCTCAACGATAAGAAAGTTTATAAGAATGTCTTTCACAAAGGCAAGTTTGTTGGCATCTTCCAGTTTACAAATGAGGGCGCCCAAAAGTTTTGCATGAAAGCAAAGCCAAATAACATTATTGATATTTCAGCCATTACGTCAATCTATCGACCAGGGCCGCTGAGCGCTGATGTAGATGATCTCTATGTCGATGCCAAAGAGAATCCAAGTAGAATTCCATACGCACATGATATTGTAAAAGAGATTACTGAAGAGACGGCAGGTTTCCTCATCTTTCAGGAACAGATTGCCCTTCTGGCAAATAAGCTTGGCGATAACATTTCTTTGGATGAAGCGAACAAGTTGCGTAAGCTTCTCACGAAGAAAGGAACTGGCAAAGGCGCGAGAGAAAAGAACAAGATTCACAAGAAATTTGTCGACGGCTGTATACAGAAAAAGATTGATAAAGCTACGGCAGAGGCAATGTGGAAGAAGTTTGAATACTTCTCAGGTTACGGTTTTAATAAATCCCATGCTGTATCTTATTCCATTCTGTCCTATCAGTGCGCTTGGCTTCTGAACTATTATCCTGCTGAGTGGATGGCAGCATTCCTTGATAAAGAACCAGAGAAAAGGAAAGAAGCTGCAATTAACTTAGCGCAGAAATATGGATTCAACATTGAACCAGTTAATATCAATACTTCAAGTTGGCACTGGGATATATCCAAGGATGCGAAGACAATGATCCAGCCCTTAAGCTCAATCAAAGGTTTGGGCGATAAGGCTATTGAACAAATTATTCATAATAGACCTTTTAACAATGCAGAAGAGCTATTATTCAACGAAGACATAATTTATTCTAAATTTAATAAGAAAGCTATGGACGTCCTTTGTCGTTGCGGCGCCATGCGAGACTTGCTTGATGAAAGGTTTTCGGGCATGAAACACTTTTGGGCTGCATGCGTCGCCGACCGGCCGAAGAACAAGAAGAAGCTGGCCGAAAACATAGAACTATACAAGCCAGAAGGAGAATATTCAGATGAGGAAAAGATCGAGAACCTCTCTTCTTTAACTGGTATATTCCCAATTACTCTGGTCATGACTCGCGACGTCCGTGAAAGACTAGAGCACTATATGGTCCCGCCTCTGGGTTCTCCAGACCGCGAACTGGGCAATGTTGTTTGGTTCATTCCCCGAGAAATTATTCCAAAGAAAACCAAGACCGGAAGGACGTATTGGATTGTCAGGGCAATTGATAACACTTCGACTGTGACGAGCATTCGCTGCTGGGGCGTTCGGGATAGTGATAAATTACATATCAACCGTCCGTACATGGCTAAATTAGATTATGATCCGGCTTGGGGATATTCTACTAAATCTATAAAGCATAATTTTAGACTTTTAGGTTGACAAATAGAAAAAGGAGTTTATAATGGGTAATATGTCTCGTAAAATTAAACGAAACAAAAAGAAGAAAGCTAAAAAAGAACTAGCAACAAAAGTTGCTCTCTTTGGTAAACTGGGTGATGCATGCATGACGTGTGACAAACCTTTTGATAAAAAAGACAAAGAGCAAGTTATGTCTTGGTCCGTTGTGGTACGAGAGCAGGAAGAAAAAGTAAATTTGTATTGTCCCGAGTGTTGGGACAGAGCAAAAACAATTGTAGAAGAATTTAAAAAACATTTGGAGGATAAAAATGATTCTTGAATATGCTAAAGTAAGAGAAAATGCCCGAGCCCCTGAGCGGGCCAATCCATCAGACGCTGGATTGGATGTGTTTCACAATCCAGAAAAAACGAGTACCGTAACTTTAAATCCAGGTGATAATGCAGTGCTTCCAACCGGCATTCGATTCGGCGTGCCGCATGGATTTATGCTGCAAGTGATGAATAGATCTAGTATGGCTGCTAAGAAAGGTCTTGTCGTGGGCGCGCATTGTGTAGACAGTGGCTATGATGGTGAAGTCTTTATTGATCTTCACAATATTGGAAATCAAGTCCGTCATGTCCATCCCGGTGATAAAATAGCGCAAGTTGTTTTAGTACCAGTTGTACCCTTCCGAGCGCTAGAGACGTCTTCAGGGAATCTTTATGGCTGGTATCCGATTACAATATCTGACCGCGGAGAAGGAGCCCTTGGGAGTACAGATAAATGATATCTAATAAGAGCTTTGAGCCAGGAGAAGAACACTTGCCCTACAAAAAAGCCCTAGCCGGCCACGATTTTGGTTTTGGTGACACTGCCGAGAAGAACAGTGTGGATAGAAAGGCAAGAGCACTACTAGCGGGCAATGACATATATGTGGGAGAAAATGTAAATGTCGGAGAGAAAAAACAACAGCCGTGTAAAACCAAAAAAGGATGTAAGAAGTGCGACGACGTGCAAGCTTGCAAAAAACCAAAAATTGAAAAAGTCAATAGTCCGTCGCACTATAACACTGGGAGGATCGAAGTTATCGATGCCATTGAAGATTGGAACCTTGGTTTTAACGACGGAAATGCGATTAAATATATTGCGAGACATCAATACAAAGGGAATTCCGTACAAGATATTGAAAAGGCTATTTGGTATCTCCAAAGACATCTTAAAAACTTAAAGAAGGCGCCAAAATGAATTTTAAAAGCCTTAGAGAGGCTTTATCATTTGATGATGTCCTACTCGTTCCCAAACATAGCAACATTGAAAGCAGGTCACAAGTCGACACAAGTAGTTGTTTAGATCGAAAGCTGAGTTTCAACCTTCCTGTTATTTCAAGTCCCATGGATACGATTACAGAAGACGCTATGGCCGCAGCAATGCACCAGGCCGGCGGCCTTGGTATTATACATAGATATAATACTATAAATGAACAGGCAGATATAATTAGAAAATTACGATCTCATGATAACACAATGCCTATTTCTGTCGCCATCGGCGCCACCGGCGATTATCTTAATCGTGCTGAAATGGCAACCAAATTAGGTACGAAGATACTATGTATTGATACTGCTCACGGTCATCATATAGCGATGGAACGCGCAATTAAAACTTTAAAAGATAACTATGGAAGTGACATTCACATTATGGCTGGAAACGTCGCGACATTGGAGGGCTTTAATGCTTTGTCCGAATGGGGCGCAGACAGCATCCGCGTTGGAATTGGGGGAGGCAGCATATGTTCGACGCGACTTGTAACAGGACACGGCATGCCAACTCTAGAGAGTATAATGGAATGTGCGCAAACTGGACATTCGACAAAAATTATTGCCGATGGCGGTATCAAGACAAGTGGAGATATTGTAAAGGCGCTTGCAGCCGGCGCCGATTTTGTCATGGTAGGCTCAATGCTGGCCGGCACGGAGGAAACTCCAGGTGAAACATTCCACGGTAACACAGGAAAAAAGTATAAAGTATACAGAGGAATGGCCTCCGCAGAGGCACAATCAGACTGGCGCGGCAAGTCATCAACACCAGAAGGAGTTGCAACCACCGTTCCTTACAAAGGGGAGGTTGCTCCTATACTGGACAATCTTTTGGGTGGTATTAGGAGCGGATTTAGCTATTCTGGTGTACGTACATTAAAAGATTTACAAATTAAAGCTAGATTTGTTCGACAGACCGGCGCTGGACAGCTTGAAAGTTCAACACATATTATGAGGAAGAGATGAAGTATATATTATTATTAGTTTTTATCATGTTTGGCTGTAAGGAACCAAGGGTATACGAATGTTCCGGGTGGGACAAGCGCATTTGTGTTTGTCCCAATGGCGAGCTGGGCAAGCAAAAGTGTTCAAGAGGTCTCGCTTTTGCAGATCCACCCCCAGTGAGAACTTGGCTTCCGTGTGATTGCTGTTATGATATCAAGAAAGGAGAACATGGCATTTATTATATAAATAAGGAGGACGCCTCGGGCTGCTGGGATGACGTCTATGATCCATCGATACCTTCTTATGACGTAGAGGTAGGGCCGGCAGAATGAAAGATCCTACAATACCAGATCCAAGGAATCGTAAAAAATTTATGTTTTACGACACAGAAAAACGTCAGGCCGACCTCCGCGTGAAACTACAGCATGATGGAATGACACAAAGTACGTTTTTCAGAGTTATGATTACTGGATATCTAGAGAATGACGAGGATATTATAAATTATCTTAATAGTTTTCAAGAAAAATATAAAATGCGAGGAAAGCATAAAATTAAAAAAGTTAGAAAATTAATTGATAAAGGAAAAGAATTGAAGAAAAAATTTAACATTGATGATAACGATATTGAGGATATATTTGACCTTGTTGAAATGGAGGGTCCGACACTATGAAATGTTTAGAAAAGTGTATTGAATTGGATGTTTCGTGTCCGAATAATGACTGTCGTGCTTGGATAAATAGCGAGGCTGAATACAACTGTATACATGAAGCTGTCTCCCAACAGGGCGCGATGACTTTGCGAGAAGCAGCCAAGAGATTGAACGTCAGTTTTGTTAGAGTAAAGCAGATAGAAGATAAAGCAATAAAAAAATTAGGTAAAATCAAGAATTTTAAGACTATTTAGAGTAGTGAAATAATTTGTGTTTTTAGCACAACCAAATGTAGAAAAGTTTCAAGGAGTTACATAAAATGAAAAAACGCTTACTTAATGAACAGAGCACCCGCCGCTTTATGAAGCTGGCCGGAATTAAAAATTTAAGTGAAAACTTTATCGATGAGACCGACGTCGAAGAGAACCAAGAGCTTGAGGAAAACGAAGAGCTTGAAGAAAACGAAGAGCTTGAAGAAAACGAAGAGCTTGAAGAAAGCGAAGAGCTTGAAGAAAACGAAGAGCTTGAGGAAGACATTCAAGAAGAATTAGATGAGCAAGATGTCGACGGCGAGACATTGGCTGACTTCTTAGATTTTATTGCTTCTAAAGTAGAAGAATACGCGGACGAGAGAGACATTGACTTTGATGTCGACGTCGAAGAAGAGCCCGATATGGAAGGTCCCGGCCCCGATGATATGGATGCGGGTGATGAGGATGATGACCTCGACGCTCCCATGGGCGATGAACCCGGCGATGATATGCCCGATCTTGATGATGATGAGGAAGATGATGATGAGGAAGATGAGCCCTCTATGGAAGAAGAGCTTGTCAACGAGGTTGCACGCCGCGTCGCTCTCCGGCTAATTAGCGAAAAAAGATAACAAGCGAGACAAAATGACTCTTGACTTTTCAAAAAAACCCGCTATATTTATAGCGGGTTTTTTACTTAAGAGAGGTATTGATGGAGTCGACTAGTTGGGAAATTTTCTTATGGTATTGCCTCGGGGCTATGTCATATATGTTTGTTTCTAGAATAATGAGATATGTTAACATGGCGTCATTATACGACGCCGCGCTCACTGCTTCACTAAATATTATTTTTATAGCAGATAAAGAGGTTAAATTTCTAAATGAATTTAGATACAATAGTCTGAAGCAAACCGGATGGTCAGAAGAAAAGATACAAAACCTGATAGAGGCGAACGATCGAGCTATAGAGTTATGGCGTTTTTTAGTCATACAGAGCTTGATAACGATGACACCAGCGTCCCTGAGGCCAAATTTGAAATTTAAAACATGGGACCAGGCGGCACAATTGATTAATAAAAATAGGAAATAAAATGCTAGCAGATAAAAAGCGCAAAAAACAAAACAAAACAGAAGAAAAACCTGAAGAAGTTGAAGAGACCGACGGCGCTACTGATCCCGACAACCCGGAGCCATCCACCCAAATGTTGTTTGATATCAGCAACTTATCACAACAAGAAAGTCCAAAGATCAGAGCAATGGGAATATACGGAACGATTAACGAAGAAAAATGTTCAGAAGCATTGTTTTCTTTAATTGTCCTCAGTGAAACAGGACAAAGTGAAGTACTTGAGGACCCTGAAGATATTAATTCTAAAGTAATAAAACAATGGACACCAATAGATTTTTATATTTCTACATACGGCGGATCGGCCACTGATATGTTTGCTGTCTACGATGCGGTAAGACTTGTCCGCGACACATGTCCAGTCCATACTGTGGGCTTAGGGAAAGTAATGTCCGCCGGGGTCCTTCTTCTGGCCAGCGGTACAAAAGGGCAGAGAAAAATTGGAGCAAACTGCCGGATTATGATTCATGGAGTTATGTCCGGACAGCATGGACACCTCCACGATCTAGAAAATGAGATGGAGGAGGCCAAATTCACGCAAAAGCAATATGTGAAAGCGCTAGCTCAAGAAACAAATATGACTGAAAAATATATTAAAAAATTAATGGATAAAAAAATAAATGTTTATCTTGATGCAGAAGAAGCGGTAGATTTAGGTATTGCTGATATAATTATTTAAAAGAAATGAACTGGTTTAAAATAAGATACAATAAGAGGTCTGCAAAAAAATATGGGTGGGATCCCACGTGGTTCGGCGCAACAGACTATAATTCTGAATTAATAGAAAATATCAAAGAATTTCAGAGATTACATGATCTAAAGGTCGACGGTCTGTGTGGTGAGATGACGCATCGCAGAGCCTACACAAATAATTTGGCTTACGCCTCCGGAGTCGACGACAGCATGAATACAATTATTAAACAAAATCGTATAATTTGTAATGGCATATCCGTCCCAGTAAGGTGGGACAAGGTCGAACTAAGTTGGATAAAAGACGGTTGCTATTCTAAAGTGAGACGTAAAACAAGGAAGCCCACAATGGTTGTAACTCATTGGGACGCTACCTTATCAGCAGCTTCATGTAAGCGAATATTGGAGAAGCGCAGCATATCTACTCATTTTGTAATAGATAACGATGGTACTATAGTGCAGCTTGTCGACACACAAGACGTCGCCTGGCACGCCGGCATCCGGCGGGTCAATAAAGCTTCAATAGGGATCGATTTCAGTAATGCGGTTTATACTAAATATAATAAAGCATATGCCAAAAAAGGATTTGGACTGCGCCCCGTTATAGATGGCTGGCGCGTTCATGGCTGGAGACCTAAACCATTCCTTGGTGCCTACAATGTGCAGATTGATGCTTATAAAGCACTCCTAGAGGCACTGCATAACCACTATGGGATTCCTCTAGAATGCCCTCTGGACAGTCATGGTAATTTACTAACGGCTGTACACAAACCATCAAAAAGGGCCAAGTTCAAGGGAGTGGTCAACCATTACAATCTCTCCAGAAAGAAGTGGGATACTTTAGGTCTTCAGCTGGATGAAATTCTTGAAGAAATAAGAATGAGTAAGGACTAATTATAACCATGGACAAGAAAGTAATAGACAAATTATATGAACTATACGAGCCAAAAGAAAACATAACATTTGATTCTCTCCTAGATTTGATATCGGAGCAAATGTCAATCGTCGTACAAGAAGAAGATGAAGATGCGCCTCGCAAGTTCAGCGCCGCCCGCGCATACAAAACAATCCTTAAATCTTTCCAAGCCCCCACAGAACAAGCTGGCAAAATAGGTTCAACTGAGAGAATTAAATTCCAGAAATACATTTCGCGAAATATTAAAGGTGCCACGCTAGGAGAAAAGATTAACTCAATCAATGCAATTGTAGAGGGTGTTGTCAATGAAAACGCCCGTATTTCTGATATCTTATCTGCCCTGGGCGCCGTCAAGATGCTTCAGCAAACTCTAGATGATTTTAATGAATCAACCGCTGGCTTTTTGTTTGAAGCTTTTTTATCTGGACTTCTTCGTGGAAAGCAGGTAACTGAGCGCGTCGGAGGCACACTTCCAATTGAGGATTGTATGTTTTTTGTGGATCCCAAAACAGGACAAGGCGGACAGCCAGTTAGCCTTAAACTGCTCAACCCTAGAACCCTTATTGAGGGAAGTTTAGAAAACTTGTTGGGCTTTTTCCGCCGTGATGACATTGCAGTCGTGGCCGAGCAGAAAGGCATTGAATATATTGTTGCAGTTAAGACGTTAAAGAATGAATTAGATGTTTATTCCTTCAATATTAAACCAAGTAACTTCTTTAATTGGATTGATGAAAAGTATTTTAATTTTCATGGGATTGAAATGGAAGGGGAAGATAATCTTATGGAGGCCAAGTCTCTTGAAGACGTGGGCGCATCAAAAGAGATGTGGGAAAGGGCATTTTTACTTCGGGCGCCAATGATGGGGTTGGATCCAAGACAGGTTGAATTCAATTATCAGTGGAACAGCGTATCAGAGTGGAAGAAAATAATCCCCAGACCTGCTACCTCAAGAAAATCCGCAGAAGCTGTGGCCGAAATTATTTTAAGTCAGGCCGGTAAGGATGCTTTCGAAAAGTGGACACAGGCGGATTTAAGGCTCCCAAGCAATTTAGAAGCATATCAAGTTCCTCCTGAATTAGAACAAGAATTCCGATCGGATGATCCTGCTGTACGACAGGCAGCTGCCGTCAATGTAGCTAAGTATGGCGTCGCACGCCGCAGCGCCTATTTAGATTCTATTTTGGGAACAGGTGAAAAATTTAGGGAGTCTGCAATCCATGTACAAAGATGGTTCGCCGCGAATACCGAGGGCGACCAAGCGACATCTTCAGACGTTGTAAGCTACCTGCATGGGCTGGTTAAAGACGGTAACCCGGAGGGTATTAAAAAGTGGGCAGCGACCCTGCAGGGACGCTTAAAAAAGCCTCAGTTCCATATACAGCCAATCAAAGCAAGGTCTTATGGTACATTATACGGAACAATTGACGTCAACAAGAGAAAGATTTATCGTGTTCTGCAGAAATACAGCAAGCAATTAGAAGGATTGGTTGCACCCCTTTATGAAGAGTTGGAGTCACTATCAAGTTTTATTAACGGCTATTACATGCAAAATCGAGTCGGAGATGCATATAAGGCATCGGACTCGGCCAAGCGCCTTGTAGACTACACAAATCGCATGGCAGAAAAGACAGAAAAAGATTAACTTTTCCGTTGACTTAGTTATAATGGTTACTATTGTTACGTATATAACTACAAGGAGTTACCATGGTTAAGAGCTATTCGCAAGGAAAAGACTTACGCGAAAAGATTCTCCGAGGCGCCAGCGTCCTGGCTGATAACGTTGCCTCAACATTAGGTCCTAAAGGACGAAACGTTATCTTGCACAAAGAAGGCGCCAGCCCGATGATCACCAAAGATGGTGTAACAGTTGCAAAATTCGTCAAGCTGGAAGATCCGTTTGAAAACTTAGGCGCTCAGATCATTAAACAAGCTGCATCTAATACGAATAGCACTGCAGGCGATGGCACAACGACATCGACCGTACTAGCCCGAGAAATGCTCTCTAAGGCACAGAAGTACATCGCTGCAGGGGCTAGTCCAATTGACATTAAAAGGGGCATGGACAAAGCCACAGAGGCGATCACAACGAAGTTAGAGAATCTAGCTAGACCAATTAAATCAGAGGAAGATATTCGACACATTGCGACAATTTCGGCCAATGGCGATACTAGTATTGGTGAGATGATTGCCATGGCTGTTGATAAGATTGGAAAAGACGGAGCTATATCAATTGAAGAAGGGCGCTCAATGAAGACGTCATTGGATATTGTTGAGGGATTTAGGTTTGATGCTGGATATTGTGCGCAGGCTTTTGTAACAAACAAGCGAAAACAATCTATCAACTATGATGACGTCCTTTTATTGGTCACAAATTATAAGATCGAAATGCTTGAGGAAATCTTGCCCATACTTGAAGTCGTTGCCCGCGAAGGTCGACCGTTTATGATTGTGTCTGAAGAACTGGAAGGACAAGCCCTCGCCGCGCTTATCATGAATACAGTCAGAGGTACAATGAAGGTCGCAGCAATCAAAGCACCAAGATATGGTCAAGAACGCAGAAGTATTCTAGAAGATTTATGTATTTCCACAGGCGCAACTTTCGTTAGCAGAGATTCCGGGCTTAAGTTAGCAGATGTAAAACTTAAGCACCTGGGCAGCGCCAAGAAGATTGAAGTGCTTAAGAACCAGACAACAATCGTAGATGGAAAAGCAGACTGGTCAAAGGTTGATGAAAGAATTGAGAGCCTCAAGTCTGAAATCAAACAAACAGATGGTATAGCAGAGTGCGAAAAACTTCAAGAGCGGATTACAAGACTCTCTTCGGGCGTTGCTGTAATTCGTGTCGGGGCCCCAACTGAAATTGAGATGGTTGAAAAGAAGCATCGTATTGAAGATGCTTTGGAGGCCGTCCGATCGGCCCAACTGGAAGGCACGCTCCCTGGTGGAGGTACCAGCCTTATTCGAGCGGTACAAGACCTAGAAGTTGAAACAGATAACGATGATCAGCGTCTTGGTGTTGAGGTTATTAGGCAGTCAGCTTATGGTCCCTTAAAACAAATGTCAAAGAATGCTGGAGAATCATATGACCTGATTTTAAATAGACTACTGGATAGTCCAGAAACACATGGTTGGAACTTTGCGACCAACGAGGTAGTTGATATGTATGAAAATGGTATTATTGATCCTGCCAAAGTAACGAGAACGGCCCTGCAAAATGCCACCTCTGTTTCTTCAACCTTGATTACAACCAACCATGCAATCGTGGAGACATCGAATGAAGGTTAAGATAAGCTATTCTGTTGATCTTGATGAAGTGCCAGACAAGGCGAAGCAGTTGCTGTACGACGTTAAGCAAAATCTCTTGTTATCATCTGAAATGGTTCCTGAATTTGAAGGAACAGATTTACACGGTGATAAATATTTGAAATTTAAAGAGACTATTGACAAAACCAGGAGAAAGCTTTTTATTGTCGACTCCAAATTGGAAGATGTTGTGACAATATTGGATGATTGGAAGCGCGCGTCATTAGCGTTAGAAATCGAGAGTCTAGGAGCAACACAGCAAAAAGTAGGAGGAGAAAATGTTGAAAGCAGCGAGTAAAGGTGATTTAGTTTATGTACCTTCGGAAGTAACTCTTTATAGATATTTTAATACTTCTAGAGGCATACAAATAAAGGATTATTGTAAGTTAGAGTCTCCTAAATTATTTTTGGTTGTTGATCCGGGATATAGTGAGAAGGAAATTGGCGTTCATTACGACGGCGCGACATGGTATGTGAAACAAGTTGATATATTTGTACAAGAGGGGGCCAACGATGATAATGTTGACAGAGGTCTTTAAAAGAGCCCCAGCCTCGCTGGGAGAAAAAGAATATTCTTTAAGGGAAATTCTTGTAAATCCACAAAATGTTTCTCTCATGAGAGAGGACAATAAAATTGAAAATGAATTTAGGGAAGGTAGGCTCCCTACCGAGCTAGACAAAAGACAAAAGTTCACCAGGATACACCTAAGTTCGTCGAATAGTCATTCGATCACTGTTGTTGGTGATATGCTTTTAATACGTAAAAAGTTGACGGGGTGCTGATGGATAAATATGTTCTTTTTATTATAGATGAGTGCACTTTTTGTTCTCAAGCTGTTCTTTTGTTAGAAAAAGAATCAAAAAGTTATAAGGTAGTGGATCTAACTGATACGCTTTCCACCCGCGCCCAAATTAAAATGGCCCTTAACTGGACTACATTTCCGATTATCTTATCCAGAGACGGCAAAGACTTGAAGTTAGTTGGAGGCTATACAGAATTAAAAGAGGTAATCGGCTAGATGGAAAGTAATGAAAAATATTTTTCAATGCCTAAAAAAAAGATTTTAGAATACGTCTCTACTTCTCGCAAAGAACTCATATTTTGTAGAGAATTACTTAGAAAGTATTTAAAGCCCCGAGGTGAAAATAGGTGGTTAGTATCAACATTGTGTGATTTGTATTCTGCCAACTACAAAATGTTGAGTGAGTTATCAATGATGCTAGAATATGGTACAGATGAGGAAAGTGATACCGTCTTGCTTACAAGAGAAGATGTAACAATCGTTGAAACCATAATTATTGCAAAGCACTACTGTACGCGGGAATTAAATATGAGAGGGAATTTATCCGTTTCAGTACATTAATTTCATTTTTTTCTTGACTTGTCTTTTTTGGTGTTTAAGTTTACCATGATGAGGTTTGCTATTATGGAATCTTATCAACAACTTGCTTATTAAAAAGGAGAAAAACAAATGAATAATGCAATTAATAATTATCGTACAAGCCTATTAGGTTGGAACGTTTTTGATGATATTTTTAATTCTATGCCTGCAACATGGGTGAAGAGGACAACTGAGGGCTATCCGGTGGCTGACATTTATCGTGATGATAATGGCAAAACCATTATGGAGTTCGCCCTCGCTGGTTTCCAAAAAGACAACCTTCATGTTGAGGTTTTACCAGAAAAAAATGAAATTCATGTGAGTTCTGACTCTCATGGCGAAGAAGAAACACCAGGCTTCAAAAGCCGTCGCATTGCTCGTCGGGCCTTTCACAAAACTTATGTGAATTATGATAATAATCTAGATTTGACTAATGTGACAGCAAATTATAATGATGGGCTTTTGCGATTAGAAATCCCAAAAAGGCCGGAAGCTGAAGTTAAAAAAATTGAAATTCAATAAAATGTTAAATTTCTACTAAATTATTGAAAATTTTAATAAAAACTGGTACTTTATAAAAATAAATTTATATTTATTTATGTGGGTGTAAAAAAGTTTACACACCATTTGTTCATTGAATGGAGGGGCGCCCATGCCTGTCTTGCGAAAAGCTAACTATATGCTTGTCTTTGGTGCATGCAATCTTCTTGTATATTTTCTTATACAGGGCTATGTCTCAAATGAATATAGCTTTTTAACACCGTTTGACGCCGCTTTTCCATTCATGCCAGAATTCGTTTGGATTTACCAAAGTTTGCTTCCTGTCATAGCTTTGACGATGGTGCTTTTGGTTAAATCCAAACGACTTTTTTTCAATACTTTTTGGGCATGCCTTGTGGCAACGCTTATAATCCATCTCATCTGGATACTTTTTCCTTCGTTTTATCCTCGCCCGGATCTAGATGCAAAAACTTTATCTGAGATGGTAGTGCAACTGTCTTATGATATAGATAACTCTTCTAATACTTTTCCCTCTGGTCATGTCGCGTTTTCTTGGATTATGTATCTTGGTGCTCGTCGGAGCCAACTAGCTAAGAAAACTACTGGACTGTCGAGCTTGTATCTTTTATGGGCCATTGGCGTTTCGTTGTCAACACTGGCAATAAAGATGCACTATGTTGTCGACGTCATTGGCGGACTGGCGATTGCTAGTTTTTGTTTTTATCTAGTTGGCTGGGCCATTCGAAGATTCGACTTATACCCGCCAGATGATACTAGTTATAAACATGAAGAACTACAAAATAATCAATGATGAAAAGATGCTAAGGACCCCATGCGCCCCTTGTAGAACAATAGAAGAAGGCGAGCAGGTGGTGAATATATTATTAGCAACATTACAAAAAAGTTCTAATGGAGTCGGCCTCGCAGCTAACCAAGTAGGGATCCAAAAAAGTGTTTGTGTGATAAATGTTAAGAAGCCAATTGCCTTGATAAACCCTAAAATAGTTGGCAAATACGATAAATTTTTATACAAAGAGGGTTGTCTTTCGTTTCCAGGTGATTATGTTACAACTGAGAGATATAAAAATATCATGGTAAAGGCTGACAATCACAAAGACTTATTATCATTTTCTTCTGACACACCAGAGGACATGTTAGAATGTGCTTGCGTCCAACATGAAATTGATCACTTGAACGGCATTACTATGTATGACCGTACTCCGGCCCTTGTGTTTTCAAGGGCTTCTGATTTACTAATAGAAGGTATTAAAAATGGCAAATAACTACAAAGGAACAAAGAAAAAGAAAACCCGGCAAGGGACTGGAACTTTTAGTAAGAAAACTAGCTCTGGTGGAGAAACTTATTCACTCAATCAGTCTCGTGGGAGTCGTCCAAATAAATTTCATAGAAAGAAGAAACCATACAGAGGACAGGGTCGATGATGGACGCCCTATACTTAAGTTTATCGCTGCCCCATCCGGAAGAAGAACTTAAATTATATGAAGAATGGCTACAACAGCAGCTGGATGATGAGTGCGAAGAAGAAAGAGTAATTATTATTGATATGACATAGTTACTTGTATGGGTGATATACATTTTGTTATTTCTAAAGTAAGATTAGTGATAGTTACAATGTTGATTGTTGTCGCGTTTATATCTATTTATAATCTTCCTAAAAACCAAGAATCTAACAAGATGATAATTGAATATAACGACAAAAACGCATGTGAAGTATTGATGTGGAATGGCGATGAACTCGTCGCGCGTCTTTATTCTGACAACAAGCAAGAATGCAAATTTTATTTGTTAAAAAATTCGTCGCGTTAAAGGTTCACCCACTATTTAACTTTAGCCATGACTGGAGATAACACGATGCCAAATGACGACGGATGGAGTGAATATTCAAAACTTGTTTTAAAGGAACTGGAAACCTTGACAAAAGGAATCCAGGGATTAAATCAAGAAATTCAAGATCTTAAAAGTGATATTACTGAATTGCGCTTAAGAGAAGACAAGGTTGAAGAACTGCGGGCTTGGAAACAGCGCTGCGATGAAATCGCCTCTCCTACTCAAATGAAGGCGTGGATCCGAGAAGTTGAGAGATTAAAGACGTTTAAGACAAAAGCCGTCACCACCTTTCTTGTTGTTCAGGGGCTTATGATGGCCGCAATTGCATTAAGTAATTTTTTTAAGTAGACAAATAGTTTTATGTGTCTATAATTTTGTTAGACAAAAGGAGTCATTATGCTAGCTGATATTGTTGTCGGGGTTCAGGCCGGCGATGAAGCGAAAGGGAAAGTGACTCACCATTTGTGTAAAAATGGTGACTATACTCATGTTTTGCGCTTCAACGGAGGCTGTAACGCTGGCCATACTATTTACCATGAAGGTAAAAAATTTGTTACACATCACATACCTGCAGGAGTTTTTTACGGAATTAAGTCCATAATTGGCTCTGGGTGCGTTGTTAATATAAAACAATTTTTCAAAGAATTGAAGGAACTCAAAGAAGGAGGAATAGACGTAGATGGAAAAGTTTTCATTGCTAGAAATGCTCACATCATTACTGACAGCCATCTTGAACAAGACGGCAGAGATAATCGTATCGGTACAACAAAGCGCGGAAACGGCCCAGCGTATCGTGATAAATATAATCGGACAGGAGTCCTTGCGGAACAGCTCCATGACTTAGGTCCCTATCTCGTTGATTTATACGAGGAATTTCATAATAGCGGACCTGCGCGAGTTTTATGTGAAGGCGCTCAGGGCTTTGAACTAGATATTGATTGGGGAGATTACCCCTATGTCACTTCTAGTCATTGCACGTCTGCAAGTGCGCTTTTGAACGCAATACCTCATAATTGGATCAGAAATGTGTGGGGTGTTGCAAAGATATATGAAACATATGTTGGAGCAAAGAAGTTCGAATCAGATAATCCTGCCTTTCCTTTATTGAGGAAATACGGGGAGGAGTACGGCGCCACAACAGGACGGCCCAGACAGTGCAATTGGCTAAATATTGATAAATTGCATAAGGCAATTAAGATTAATGGTGTCAATAGATTAGTTATAAATAAAATGGATGTTATGAGACAATTGGGACAGTGGACACTAATTAAAGAAGGAGAGGAGAAACATTTTAAAAACGAGCTGGAGATAAAATCTTACATATCCAAAAAGCTCACCGATCCTCTTAAAAAGCGTCCAGTGCTGTTATACTTTTCGGACAACAAGCACTCAATCTAGGAAGACAAAAAATGAAGGTGGTGATTCCTAACCCAAACAATAAAGCTTTGAGAAAAGTATTGAAGGAGCTTTATCTTTTGAAAATTGGGTTAAAAAATGAGAACTATGAGGGATGCGCGAAAAAGATTGATTCTATTCGTGCAATGATTCAGGAAATAATTAACACAATTAGTTGACTGATATATAATGGTTCTTATATTACTTTTAAATTAAATGCATCCGTAGCTCAGCTGGATAGAGCAACGGCCTTCTAAGCCGTAGGTCACAGGTTCGAATCCTGTCGGATGTGCCATAAGCTACAAGGAGAAAATAATGGCAGAAACGAGAGTTACAACTAAACAGTTGCAGGAACAATTAAATAAGGTATCGAACCGTCTCAGCAAGATGGTTGATGATGTATATGTCTTGAAAGAGGAGCTGGGTCGTTTTAAAGCAGCCGTGGCTCAGGATCTCACTAAAGTTATTAAGAAAATTGATAACTAAAAAAAAGTCGGGCTTCTAGCACAACGGTTAGTGCTCCCGGCTCATAACCGGAAGGTTCTGGGTTCGAATCCCAGGGAGCCCACCAGCCCGCTGATGTAGCTCAATTGGCAGAGCAGCTGATTTGTAATCAGCAGGTTGTAGGTTCGAGTCCTATCATCAGCTTTGAAATATTTAAAAGGAGAAAAATGATTTCAACAAATTGGATATCTGAAGTGGATTCTGATGAACAGCCCCAGGCTGTTACTGGTGCGGATGAGGCATCGAGAAGCTCCGACAAGGATCAAGTAACTTCAGCAAATAATAGAATTTATTTTTATTCTGAGGTTACAAGACCAAAGATCTTGACATTGAATAAATCATTGAAAAACTTAGAAATTAACATGATGAATAAAGCATGTTCTTTGCAGTCAACGGCATTGGGCGACATCTTTCTTCATATCAATTCGTATGGTGGTAGTGTTTTTGCTGGGTTTTCTGCTGTTGATTATATTAGGACGTCCCAAGTGCCTGTAACTACAATAATTGATGGTTGCGCGGCATCAGCCGCAACGATGATGAGTGTTGTTGGCGAACATAGAATGATGAACGAACATGCTTTTATGTTGATCCATCAGTTATCAGCAGGATCCTGGGGTAAGTATGAGGAACTTAAAGATGACATGGCCAATAACGATCTCTTAATGAAGACGATTAAGGACATTTATGCGAAGCACACTAAGATCCCGCAGAAGGAACTAGCTAAAATGCTTAAGCATGATCTTTGGTGGAATGCAAAGACCTGTTTAAAATATGGATTAATCGACGAGATTGTGACTTAGTGCAAGAAAGATGCGTGATAGCTCAGTTGGTAGAGCAGGTGGCTGTTAACCACCCGGTCGCAGGTTCGAGCCCTGCTCACGCAGCACTTCCTGCCGAAGTGGTGGAATTGGTATACACAACAGACTTAAAATCTGTCGCTCCTTGTGGGCTTGCGGGTTCGAGTCCCGCCTTCGGTACTTTATTGATTGACTTTTGTCTCTAGGTGCTTATTATTTTAGTATAAACTTTTAATCTTAATAAAAGAGAGGCAAAAATGCTATTTTATTTATTCAACGTGGCCTCTTCACAAAGTGAAGAACTCTATAGATTGGGGTGTTTTGCTAGCGATACCTTCGCCGGCTTTACAACCAGTGGAAAGTTAATTTTTTATGCAGCATGTATGGCTTAGGAGGGCTTGATGAGGTTATATCTATTGACACAGGATGAAAATCAAGGCGATAATTCATTTGACTCTTGTGTAGTTGTGGCGGAAAACGAAGAATCCGCGCGAAACGTGCATCCGATGGGAGACTGGGACAGGGTTGACGTCTGGACATATACACCCGAGGATGTTGACGTATTTTATTTGGGCCGTGCCCGCAAAGATTTAGAAAAAGTTGGCTTTTCTTTAAAGGTTAATAATGTAATTTGCTCAAGCTTCAACTAGCTTCTAGTTAGTTGGTGAGGGTATCTTATGGACAAAGCCGATGCAGAGATAATTAAACAAAAAATAGAAGAATGTTTAAAATTAACTTCAATTGAAGATGAAAATTTTATACATCTTTCGTTGAAAATGACGCTAGCACATACAATCGCGTATATCGAGAGAGAAAATGGAAGAAAAGAAGGTAATAGCCCTTAGCGGAGGTTTTAACCCAGCACGAAGAAGTCATATCGCGATGATTCTGGACGCATCCAAACTGGGAGATGTAGTTATAATTCTGAATTCAGATGAATGGTGCAAACGACATAGCTGGAACAAACAATTGTTCTCTGTATATGAGAACAGAGAAGCTGTGTTGCGACAAATTCCTGGTGTCGTTGACGTCATTCCAGCGGAAGACGACGATGATACCGTGTGCAAGACTTTGAAAAAAATTAAACCTGATTTCTTTGGAAATGGAGGAATTAGAAATGTAACCAACACTCCTGAAGTAGAGCTATGTAGGGAGATGGGTATAGGGACAATATGGTATCTGGGTGATTCTAGAGACAAGAAGGTGCTGGAGCTAGCTGAAACTTATTTAAGAATAGCTATCTCTAAGGTGTATCAAGAAAGTTAATCGTTTGATCAAGGGTATTGAGTGGAGGAAATATGTATACCAATAAAGTAACAACGTACAAGGCTGAATATATTTGGCTAGACGGCACGAAGCCGCTATCTCAAATAAGATCAAAGACTAAGATTTTGTCATTGGGAGCAAGACTACCGCTTTGGAATTTTGATGGTTCAAGTTGCATGCAAGCAACGGGAGAAAATTCCGATTGTGTCCTTCATCCCGTGTTTATCTGTCCTGACCCACTGAGGAATCCAGTTTATGACAAATTGGTTTTCTGTGACGTCCTTAACCCGGATATGACGCCTCATGAGACAAACACGCGACATGAGTGTAAAGACATGCAGGCAAAGTTTAGCCGGAATGACATTTGGTTTGGTTTTGAGCAGGAATATACCTTGTTCGTGAAGGGACAACCGTTGGGGTTTCACAGCCAAGGAGCCGCCGCAATGGCTCCTCAAGGGCCATATTACTGTTCAGCAGGGCCTACTACCATTTTCGGTCGTGAATTCGTTGAAGAGCATTTAAATGCGTGCTTAGTGGCCGGCCTCAAAGTCGGCGGCATTAACGCAGAGGTGATGCCAGGACAGTGGGAGTTTCAGCTCGGGCCTCTAAGTCCGGCTTTTGCTTCAGACCAATTATGGACCGCGCGCTATTTGTTGCATCGAATTGCGGAGAAATATGGCTATGAAGTTAGTCTAGACCCCAAACCAGCCCCAGGAGATTGGAACGGCGCAGGTATGCATACAAATTTTTCTACTAGAGCAATGCGAGAATCATATGATGCCTGTGTGAAGGCTGCATATGCCTTAGAAAAGAGGGCGGATCTACATATTCAGAATTATGGGGATGGCATCGAAAAACGCCTGACAGGCGATCACGAGACTTGCCACTACAAAGAGTTCAAATGGGGAGTGTCGGATAGGGGTGCTTCAGTTAGAATTCCGTGGCAAACAAAGCACGATTTGAGGGGTTATATTGAAGACCGCCGACCTAATGCCAACAGCGACCCCTATGTTGTTTCGAGATTGATTACCGAGACTGTGTGTACCGATGGAACATGAATTTAAGATTGGTGATTTAGTGGAGTGCGACGACACCCTTGGTTTAGTCGCCAGCCATCCGTATGATATATATGACGGTGAAGTCCGTGTTGTTGATGTGATATGGGCAGCCAAAGCCAGATCATCGCGAGTTGATCATTCAGCCTTCCTCAATGGAGCAATAAAGGCTGTAAAATGAAACTAGGGGATTTAATAAGAATTTATGACCCCGATGAAAAAAAGATAGATGGCATGCCCTTTTCTGTCTTGGGAATACTGGTGTCGATTGAATATAAAAGCACGAATGAAAATGCACACAGGATATATAAGATATATTCAGACGGGCACGTTGCAACTTTCGATGAACCGTATTGGGCAGCGGAAATAATTAATTAAGATTTGTCCTTGACTAAACCGAAAACATTACTATGTTTGTCGCAGGAGGAAATATGTATAAGAAAAGGAATGAAGCTGATAATCTTTTCATTATCTTGGTCACTGCCGGTATCCTTGCAGTGCTTAGTTATAGTGTTGTAGTGTGAAGGCCGGCGACTTGGTTCGATGGCGCGAGCAGTTCGACGACGGCACTCCAAGCCTCTTGGGGATAATCGTTGAAGCAACAAAACCAGGATGGATGAGGGTCCGCTGGTTCAATGAAGACCCTTCTTACACTGCTCTGATATGGAACCCCTTCACAGAAGAACCTGTGAAACACTTGGAGGTGTTGAGTGAAAGTTGGTGATTTGGTTAAATTGTCTACCTGTGTCACTAGGCGAGGCTTGTCTTATGAGGATAAGATTGGTATAATTATTTCTGAACGTGAAAGCCTTTCTAATCCCAATCAGTGGGGTAACGATGTCTTCTCGTGGGTCACCGTAAATTTTGCTGGTGAAATTATGCGCCTTCAGCCAAAAAAATTGGTAGCCATAAATGAAAGTGGGTGATTTGGTGAGGCGTAAAAACTTTGGTTATATAGGCGTCGTTATAGGTTTTATGGGCGATGGTAGAATAGCTAAGTTGAGGTGGTGTGATACTTTGGAAATCGACCACTGTGGAATAAATTTGCTTGAAGTTATCAATGAACATAGGTGATGTCGTAGTAGTAAAGCCGTTTTACGAAACCTTAGAGATTATTGATGGTTATGGTATCATCTTGGATATATACGAAGACGACGCTGGATTCGAATGGTATAAGGTAAGGTTTGACCGCGTTTTCGAGTGGTTTGAAGATTATAAATTACAACTTGTGAGCGAATGTGCCCTTGACGATTGAAAAGATGTGTCTACGTTAAGAATATGAAGATTGGAGATCTAGTGTCATGTCATTACGACGAAGATATCGGCATCATCACAGATTCTTATAATGTTGTAGATAAGGGCGAATCAAAAATCGTAGTCACAGTTCTGTGGAGTAGGTTTCGTGTTCCAACGGCTGAAATTATTGACGACGGAGCCATAGACTTAATCAGTCGCGCCTGAAATGAGAGTAGGTGATTTGGTAGAATTTATGGACCGCTCATGCATGCGGAATAGAGAAGGTAAGTATGAATATTATCCTTCGGGTATACACGGCATTATCATCGGAAAAGATATTACTCAAATGTACATTACGAGATGGTACGATGGGCAGATAAGTTCAGACCCTGATTTTAGATTGAGAGTAATAAGCGAGGCATTGGATGGATAATTTGTTAAGATTTTTGATAGGTTACATGGAAGACACGCACCAGCGCCTTGTGGAGCGCAAAGAGAAAGAAGTTGCAGCGATCGTTTTTAAGAACATGGAATCATTGAAGAAAGATTTGAATGATCACATTGAATTTTTCCCTGTATTTTTTCCTATTGACGATAAATAAGTTGTTCCTATAGTTAAGTTGTAATCAATGGATGGAGGACATCATGTCTTGGAATGGTACCGTTAGATGTAGTTGGTGTGGACAATCTGGACACAATGCAGCAGGCTGCAAAGAAAAACGCGAACAAATGGAAAAGTGGCTTGACAGCGAGGATAAACGAAATAGATACCGTGCCACCAGATACTTTTCAAAGAGAGAGAGTAAAGCCGCCCGCGCCAAAAACCGCAGTTGTTCTTACTGCGGCGAGCCCAAACACACAAAGCGCACCTGCAAAATTAGAAAGTCAGACGTCTCCGTTTACGCGGAGATGATTTATGACGGACGGAAAAAGCTGTATAAGTCCTTTCAAGAGAAGGGCTTCGGACCAGGTGCCCTTGTATCCTATGAGGACAAGACGTGGAATAGCGAAATCGGTGATTATGTCGCGCAGACGTATGTTGGTATCGTCACGAGCATTAGACATGACCAGTTGTCACACAGAATTAACCTTACACAGTGGAATAGCAACAGTAAGTATGCCAATGTGTCATGGATTAATCATCCTGCTGGTGCTATGAAACCGTGGCCCGCTTCATTACCCCTTCGTGCTATCGATATCAAAAACCAGTACTCGGATAGTTATAGATTAGAAGAGGTCGACTGGTCGCTAACCGATAACGCACGAATGAGGATTATCACGCCACTAGAAGACCCCGCACTAACGTATCCTTCGATGGCTTCCTGTGAAAAATTAGCATCGATAATGTTAGACGAAGCGGGAAAACACCGATGGCGTATGCCTTCTGACCTACAGGATGAGCTTTCAAAAAGGGGGGTGAAGGTGTGAAAGACTTTTTCGAAAGGCTCGAAGATTTCTTGATGCATGCAATGCGCGTGGGTTTCATTGCCCTTTTGGCCATCATTTCTTACCCCTTGTTGTGATTTTTTCTTGTCCGGTTTGCTTCCGTGCCTATAGTTAGGGTGTAACCGATTGATGGAGTCGAAAGGATGTCCGAAAAAATCAAAGCTAGAGTCGAAAAACTTTCTAAAGAAGAAGCTCTCACTAACTGGGAGAGTAGTTTTCTTACGTCTTTGTTGCAACAGACGGATAAGGGTCGTAGTCTGTCCCACCGTCAAAACAGCACTCTTCAGAACATCGAGTCGAAGTACAGCCCCGACAGGAAAGCCGCGCTCCAAGCATGGAAAGAAGCTTTCACACCTGAGATGCATGAGAACATGACCATCATGGCTCACTATTACATCAATAATCCTCCATATTTTCGTGAAATGTCCGAGCGGATATTATCAGAGGAGCCATTTGTTCCATCTGAGAAAGCCTATCGCGCTATGTGTGAAAATAAGTATGCCACCCGCGTAATCGCCATCGTCAAAGATTCTTCTCTGTTCGAGGCTGGTTCGATGGCTTGCGTGAGAGCCAATGCAAACGGCCGCGCCGCACGCTTCAGGAACAAGATGGTGATGGTGTTGGAACATGATGCATCTAAGGTTGTATCCGCTGCCCGTGACGCCCGCCCAGTACACGTTATACCCGTTGGTACAGCAGAATCGTTCTGGACGGAAGAACGCTACTTAAAAAAAGTTAAAAAAACTGGTTGACCATGTAAATCTGGTTCCTATCTTAGTAGTGTAGACGGAAACACCAAACATTAACCTAGTTACTCAAGGAGATGTAACATGGCTATCGATTTCAAAACATTTAATCAAGTTGCGCCGCACGTAGCGGCAGTTCGTAAACCTGTTCTTCTCCGAGGACGTCATGGAGTTGGCAAATCCGAGGTTGTCTATCAGCTTGCTGAGACACTTGGCAAACCTGTTGTAGAGCGTCGAGCTTCACAAATGACTGAAGGTGACTTGGTTGGTCTTCCTAAAACTGACGGAGACGTCACTTCCTTTTGTCCACCTGATTGGTTTCAGGCGGCATGTGATAGTGCGGTTGTCCTCTTTTTCGATGAAGTCGACCGCGCCGTCACTGAAGTTCGCCAGGGTTTATTCGAGCTAACAGATTCACGTAAACTGTTTGGTAATCATCTCCATCCCGATACTGTCATCGTTGCTGCAATCAACGGTGGCGACCACGGTTCACAGTATCAAGTTGGCGAGATGGACCCTGCCGAACTTGACCGATGGACGGTCTTTGATGTAGAACCCTCAGTCGAGGATTGGCTAGATTGGGCGAAAACTAACGTCGATGGTGTCGTTTGGGATTTCATCAATCAGAATCGCTCGCACTTAGAGCATCAGACTGACTTTGAGCCTAACAAGGTTTACCCTTCGCGACGCTCATGGAAGCGCCTTAATGACTGCCTGCTTACCGCTGGCTTTCTCGCAGATGACGCCGACAAGTCTTCGGTGTACCATCTAGCAACTGCTTTTGTCGGTTTCGAGGCTGCTGTTACTTTCAACGATTTCGTTCAGAACTACGAACGTCAAGTGACCGTCGAGATGATTCTTGATGATGGCAAGATTGATAAAACGTCCAACTTTGGCATCAACGAGCATTGTGCCTTGATTGAAAAAATTGAAGCTAGTGATGCTTTTGCTACTGCTCTGAACGAAACTCAGGTTCAAAACTTGGCTAATTACTTCGTAACACTGCCTTCCGAGCCAGCCATGAAGCTCTGGACGTCAATTGGTAAGGGTGTGAATGAAAATGTCATCGCCTTGCACAAGTCCAAAGCCGACGACGGCACTAAGATTTCAACTCGTATGGTTACCATGCTCACCGGAAAAAATGAATAGCTATGACTTAACTATGGTGCCGTTCAACGCCTGTCATGAACGGTTTTTAATGGATGTAGAAAGCAGGCTGGGCTAGGTTGTTGGCCCGATGTGGCAGCCCTATTCATTTTTTTCTAAGCACCCCTTGACGATTGTTAAGGGGTGCTTATCTTTCTAGTGTAAGACAACTACTTATTAAGGGGACACCATGTTCAACCTTAACGACCACATCTTTCGCTTGCTCCAAAATGAGCCCTTTTTTGCCTCTCTTTCACGCAATGTTGACAAGACTGAGGACAAAAGTATTCCAACAGCAGGTGTTCGAATCGACCCCGAAACTGGCTTTTTTGAGCTACTCTATAACCCCGACTTCTTCGAGGGTTTGATGACTGATAAGCAGCGAACGGGTGTGCTGGTGCATGAGTTCTATCATCTTGTGATGGAACATATCATCGGTCGTCTACCTGATGAGCTTTCTGGTATCTTCGAGGGTCAGGTCGACCCTGAAAAGCAGGCTCTGTTCAAACTATACAATATTGCAGCAGACCTCTCTATTAATTGTCATATCGGACGCGAGAACCTGCCTGAAAACGGTTGCTTTCCTGGTCATGGCCATTTCGAGGACTTTCCAGAGTTTCAGACCGTTGAATACTACTATGAAAGGCTAAAGCAGAAGGCCGAGCAAGAAAAGAAGGATGGCACTACCGAAGGCGGCGTAAGCGATATGGATTCGTTTGATGACCATAGCCAGTGGGGTGGAAAGGCTTGTGATGCTGCAACTAAAGAGATTGCAAAACAGCGTCTGACGGAAGCGGTTAAAAAGGCTGCCGAGGATGCATCTAAGTGCAATTCGTGGGGCTCCGTGTCTTCCTCAATGAAAAAAGAGATTATGGAACGTATTACTCCAGTCTTGGACTGGCGCAAGGTTCTGCGTTATTTCGTCAAATGCTCTCAGAGGGCTGAAAAACGCTCTACAGTGAAGCGACTCAACAAACGCTACCCATACGTCCATCCTGGTCGCAAAGTCCGTAGACAGGCGAATATTGCCATCTCTATCGACCAATCTGGCTCAGTCTCTGATAACATGTTGGCAGTGTTCTACTCTGAGCTTAATAAATTGGCTGAGATTGCCACTTTCACCGTCGTGCCCTTCGATACACAAGTTGCAAAAGACAAAGTATACGAATGGCGCAAAGGCGAGACTCGCAAGCGTGAGCGTGTCCTTTACGGTGGCACTTGTTTCGATGCCCCTACTGCGTATGTCAATGATGCTGGCTTCGATGCCCACATCGTCTTGACTGACATGTGCGCCCCTAAGCCTAAAGCTAGTCGGTGTCCTCGAATGTGGATGACGGACGCGGAAAACGCTCGCCGCCCGTACTTCAAGACAAACGAGCGTGTAATTGCTATAACAAAGTGAGGTGAAAAATGGATTGGTATGCAATTTATGGAAAAGACTTGAAAAAAGAATACGACGAGGAAGAGGAATTGACCTTCGATTATCAAGACATGGATGTGTCAGAACTTGATTCAATAGATGGCAAGAACGGATGGGGCTCAGGTTCGCTTGAGCAGATTTCTACAGAAATTTCTCCTGATTGGTACTAATGAAAAGAGTAATCGTATTTGTTTTATGTTCCACCTTTTTAATTTCTTCGGCCTTTGCCGAGAGACTACCCAGGCATCTGAAAACGCCGAAAACGTGTGAGGTTGTTAAAGTCACGGGAGAGAAAAGAGAAAAGGTATATACTTTAATTTGCAAAAAGCCATTGTCTAAGCGCATGAGAGGGTGGGTCTTCTTCGACAAATCATGGTCGAAAGACAGGAGATACCGTACTCGTGTTTGGTATTCGCGACGAGGAAGTTGGAGGTTGACCGAGGAGTCTCAGTGTCGCCTTCGTACTTGCAAGGCAATCTCGATTGTCGCTTATGAAATTATTGGCTGTAAATCCTTGCCAAATCAAAATCCGTTCCTATAGTTCAATACACGATGGAGGTGTTAAATGTCAGAAAAACTTGACGCAGTGTTGACTCTTGCAGCAGGTGTGGTCGCAGCCCTGAATGCTGCTAAAGAACTACAAAAGCATGACCCCCGCGCAAAGCAACTTGTGACGGGACTGCAACGTATAAAGAATAAAGCACTGCCTATTATCCAGGAAGAGGCTGACAGGCTCTTGAAAGAAGACGAAGAGTTCAACAGCTTTTCTAATTCAAAGTCTGATTGGATTGAAGGCCGTCGGTGATTGGTTGGGAAACCTGGCTGGGTGCAGTCGGAATACTTATCGCAAATATCGCCTTGACCGCAGGAATTATGTTCCTATTATATAAGCAAGACCAGAAAAGTAAATAACTCCAAGAGAGGAAAACATGGGCTATCGCTCCGAAGTCGTTTTAGCAGTTGATTCAAATGTCGCTCCCGCCTTTATGGCTCTGACGGCAAAGCATCCAGAGGTTTTGCAACTCTGTAACGATGCTGACACTTTTGAATCTGGTTATGAGAATGAAGGTGACTGGTTCATGCACTGGTCACACGTCAAGTGGTACGAGAGTTTCACAGAGATCTCTATTATCAGAGAGTTTATTAATGCCCTTGAGATGGAAGACCTGTCCGAATATGGTATCCCTGACCATCCAGTTGATGAGAAGGGCAAGAATTTGGATTGGGCCGAGTGCTTTCGTTTCATTAGGATTGGCGAGAACTACGATGACGTTGAAATCGCAGGTTGTGGTTTTTGGAACATTGGCGTAGAACGAGGGATTTCTTTTTAGAGAGGCTATAAATGAAAGTCGGTGACAAAGTAGAACACATTAACAAGCCTGAATACGGTATCGGCAAGATTGTGAGATTCTATGCGAATCAAAGCACGGTACTGGTCGAGTTTCCAGATGATAAAGGCTTGTCTTATTGTGATTATCATTCTCTGGTGAAAAATGAAAGTCGGTGATTTAGTTAGGATTAAGAAAGAGTCTGTTTATGTGGAAAAAGGAACCATTGGAATAATAGTTGGGGGAATCCAAAACCGGGACGTCCCTAATTTAATTCTGTACGAGGTTCAATTGCCAGAAGGTACAGCTAGCAGCACTCCGTTCAGACGTTTTTCCCCTGATGACTTAGAGGTTATAAATGAAAGTCGGTGATTTAGTGAAGCGTGATGTCTATGCAGGCTATTACCAGATTATGAAAATCCATAGAAATCAGTGGGGCGGATTGAGGCTTCTTTTATTGAATTTGACGACTGGTGGCTATGCTCGTGACATCCGGGCTTCACATGTAAAGGTTTTGAGTTGATGAGCCAAAATATACCCCAGCGTTGGTATTTATACGTCGTTAAGTGCAGCGATGACACCCTTTACGCGGGTGTTACAACTGATTTGGAGCGACGCCTTAAAGAACATAATGCTAGCCCAAGGGGCGCGAAATACACTAGGACACGGCGACCCGTCGAGCTAGTTTACTCTTGTTCTTACCTTTCTCGCTCCCAGGCGCAGAGAGCCGAACATAAATTCAAACGTTTGTCGAAAAGGCAAAAGCTCGATGTGATACACGATGTCAACCGAGAGATGAAAGTCGGTGACCTAGTGAAGATAACTAGATACGGCTCCCGTTTTGCTCCAGATGGCACGATGGGCCTAATCATCGAGAAGCTGCCTATTCCTGAGCCTAAAGCACGCTACCATCAGGTTTATACTGTTCGGTGTCAAAACGGACACATTGCACGCCATGCTAATTTTTGTTTGGAGCTTGTAAAATAATCCTTGTCGGATAGAAACCCGTTCCTACGTTTAGGACGTAACAGAGATCAGGAGTTCAAAATGAAAAAGTTCGCCGTCCCAGTAAATTGGCAGGTTAGCGCTTGTATAATCGTTGAAGCAGAAAATGCAGAAGAAGCGGCCCATGAGGCGATGGGGGTTGATTTAGACTTGATTCCTAATCCTGAATACGTTTGCGATAGCTTTGAAGTGGATAACGAAGTTATTGAAGAATTACCAAAACCAAACAATTTTGACCCAAGTACGATTGGGGACTTCCGCGCATGGGATAAAATGCCTGGAGGTTGTTAATATTAAAGGTTCTCGGTGGTGCCTTATAGCCAAAACAGGCAACCTTTTAAGTTCTTAGCCTCTCAAGTGATCACGAGAGTAAGGAAGTCGATGAAAGCTAGACCATCGTCTCGGAATGGCTAAGCCGAGCGCCGAGAATCTTTAATTTTTTCCCTTGTCTATCAAGAATCCGTTTCTATGTTATGGATGCAACGGGAACAACAGGAGTTGATAACATGCTTCACGAGAAAGCTGTAAAGAAGGTAGAGAAGGCGTTAGGCGTCAAGGTTGAACTTATTGGTAATTGCCGCTATGGCTGCACTTACAATGGCCATGTGCTGTCTTGGCTGGTTCAGCGAAAATGGAGGTCAGAGGGCACAAAGCTCCTCAAAGATGGACCTCTTGAAGCCTCTAACTGGCACATCCGGCGAGAGGATGACCATTCGGATTCAATGACCGATTACTTTGCTGGTTCGTATCGTGAGAACGTGACGCAACTAATCAACGCGGTTAAACCGCCTAAACCTAAGTTTCCTATTGGCTCTTTGGTACAGGGCAAGGAAAACAAAAGAGCAAGGCGTCATGGCTATGCTAACCGCCTTGCTATCGTAACTGAGGCAGGCAGATACATGTATTTGAAATGGGTATCAGGTAAAGAGGACCGATATCGTATTAGCTACCCTGAACGAGATTTTCAGTTGGTAGGGTAAAAAAATCCTTGTCTACTCAAAAAGCGTGCTTATTGTTTAGATGTAACGGGAACAACGGAGAAAAAGATGACCCGAAAAGATTTTCAGATGATTGCAGACGTCGTTAAGATGATTGACGACAAGGACACCCGCCACACGGTCGCGATGAACTTCGCGGTCAAGCTAAAGGGTGTGAATCCTCGCTTTGACATTAGCCGCTTCGTCGGAGCGTGTGATAGCTACGCGACGGTGGGCTCGGTTGAGGTTAAGTTCTAATAGGCAAAAGCCTATCGCGAGAAATTTTTCCCCCTAACTCTAATTCACGGAGGTCTAAACGTGATTTTGCCTGTTTTCATGGCTGCACTGCTTGCAGTTGGCACGCTTTCAATCGTTTTTGTTGGTTAATATGTATAATCTTAGAGACTTGGTTGCCTTGAGGGGTCGAGCCGACCCCCTTGGCATCATCACAAAATTATATGGCTCAACGGCGCACGTCCTATGGTGGCCGACGTCGAAAAAGCCGCAGCATAAGACGTTTTGCGACGTCGAACGCTTGCTTGTCATGCAACCCGCGCTCAAGAAGCGAGGAAGACCTAAGAAGAAAAAATGATTTTCTTTCTTGTCTATG